CGGCATTGCGCTGGACATCGACAGCTTTGGCGGCGAGGTCGCAGGTGTTTTTGACTTGGCGGATCGCATTCGGGCCATCCGGGGCAGCAAGCCGGTCTGGGCTTTTGTCGCAGAACACGCTTTCTCGGCTGGATATGCGCTGGCATCTCAGGCCGATCGCATCCTGCTGCCACGCACCGGTGCGCTGGGAAGCATCGGCGTCGTGGTTATGCATGCCAATCTCAGCGGTCAGCTCGATCAGGACGGGGTAACAGTCACCCTCATTCACTCCGGCAATCACAAGGTCGATGGCAACCCTTATGAACCAATGCCCGAGGGCGTGCGCGCAGACATCCAGCGCGAAATCGACGTGCTGCGCTTTCTGTTCGCCGAAACCGTCGCTGCCGGCCGCGCTGGCAGGCTTAGCCAGGAAGCTGCGCTTGCAACCGAGGCCGCAACCTATCGCGGGTCGGAAGCTGTGGGCGCAGGTCTTGCTGACGAAGTCACTGATCTGGCGCGCGGCTTTGCAACCTTTCGGCAGATGCTGGTCAGCGCACCGATGCTCCCACCTGCGCGCACTCAGCGCGCATCCATTCCTCAACCCAGACAGGAGGCAATCATGGCCACCAAGAACGAACCCGAAGACAGCCTGCAGGACACAGGGCCAGACGAGATGGACACTGCGAATAGCGAAACGGATGCCGCCGATGCTCCACCTGCTGCTCCGGCCCCACAGCCTACAACATCTCAACTGCCCGCGTCATCGGCGACAGCCGCCGTCCCCGTTGCAGCGCAATCCAGCAATCTAGCAGAATTGTCGGCGCAAATGCGCGAGGCGGCGGCGGAGATCGCCGATATTGCGGCGCAAGCGGGGCGCCTTGGCATCGCAATCGATGCAGCAAAAGCGCTGCGCGAGGGCACCGCACCGGAAGTCCTGCGACGGCTGGTTCTGGAGCGTGCCAGCGCCGCCGCAGATGCCCGCGATATCGTCGCTGCCCCACCATCACCCGTTCTCCCCAAAACCGCTGAAAGTCCGATTGTGGCTGCCGCGAAGAAGGCTGCCTCAGCTGGCAGCAGGCACTGAAGCACGCTCAAAGCCTGTTGCCCCGCCACCTGATCCCCCGCCGTTCCTCCCCGGTGGGGGATTTCTTTTTGTCTTCTGACCACAAGGATCCCCAAGATGAATGTTCTCAGACAGCACCCCAGCATGGGAGATATGCTGAAATACGAGCTCAACCCAAATTTCACCCGTGAAAGCGTCACGCTTCTGGCCGGCACCGCTTACCCGGTAGGTGCTGTGCTCGGCCGGATTACCGCCAGCGGTAAATACAAGCTTGCGAGCTCAGGTGGCACAGATGGTGCGCAAACCGCAGCTGCAGTTCTGCTCTACGCAGCTGATGCCACGTCCGCCGATGCGGCAGGATTGGTTATCGTGCGCGGCCCCGCCATCGTCGCAAAAGCTGCGCTTGTGTTTGACGCCACCGTAGATGACGCGGCCAAGACCGCCACCAAGCACAGCCAGTTGGCAGCGCTGGGCATCCTTGCCCGCGACACCGCCTGATCGGACCGCACGACATTCCCCCTTCCCCTTCAATCCCCACGGAGTTCCCCATGACCATCACCCGCAACCCGTTTGACGCGGGCGGCTATTCGCTCGCTGAGATGACGCAGGCCATCAATATCCTGCCAAATCTTTACACCCGCCTTGGCCAGATTGGCCTGTTCCGTTTTCAAGGCGTCACCCAACGCTCCATCGTGATCGAACAGCGTGAGGGCGTTCTCAGCCTTCTGCCCTCCGTGCCGCTGGGCGCGCCGGCCACTGTTGGGAACCGCGAACAGCGCTCGATGCGGTCCTTTGCGCTGCCCTGGATCCCCCATGACGACGTCATTCTGCCCGCTGACATTCAGGGCATGCCCGCGCTGGGTTTGTCGGACGCCGCCGATCCGCTGGTCGAGGTGATGAACCGCAAGCTGACGCTCATGCGCCGCAAACATGCCCAAACCCGCGAATATATGGAGATGAATGCGCTGCGTGGCATCGTGAAGGACGGTGCCGGCACCACGCTTTACGACTATTTCAGCGAGTTCGGGCTGGAAAAAATCTCGGTCGACTTCGTCTTTGGCACCGCTGGCACCAATGTGCAGGGCAAAGTCCGCAGCGTTCTGCGCGCCATGGAAGACAACCTGCTGGGCGAGACCATGACCACCGCGCATGCGCTGGTCAGCTCAGAATTCTTTGACAAGCTGATCAGCCATCCCAAGACCGAAGAGGCCTATAAGTTCTTCTCGGCCACTGGCGGCCAGCCGCTGCGCGAAGACATGCGCCGCGCCTTCCCCTTCGCGGGCATGCTGTTCGAGGAATATAACGGCTCCGTCACCCTCTCGAACGGAACGTCAGAACGTCTGATCCCCGCAGGTGAAGGCATCGCCTTCCCCATCGGCACCTTCGATACCTTCACCACCTATGGCGGCCCTGCCAACCTGCTGGAGACGGCCAACACCATCGGTCTTCCGCTCTATGCGCGCCAGATGATCGACGCCAAAGGCCGCTGGATTGACCTGATGACTGAAAGCTCGATCCTGCCCGTCAACAAGCGGCCGCGCATGGCGATCCGTTTGCACTCTGGCAACTGAGGATGAGCTGTCATGACAGCGTTCTCCACAGCGCTAGACGTGCTGTTCAGCGACCCGAACCTCTCCACCCCAGCGCTTTATCAGCAGATGGGCATCGGGCCGGAAGTGGCGATCCACGTGATGCGCCGCAGCCCGGATCGCATGGTCGAGTTTGGTGCTGCTCGCCTGGTCAGTGACAGCGTGGTTCTGGATGTCCGCATCAGCGATTGTCCGGAATTGGCCGCAGGGGATCGCTTCGAGATCAGCGCTGAGATCTTTGTGGTGCAAGGCACACCCCAGCGCGACCGTGAGCGGCTGGTCTGGACGGTGGAGTTATTGCCCTACTGGCCTGACCCGCATGCAGATCACGCCGGCTGATTGAGAGGGCACGCGATGATACGTCTGGAGGTCCTTGGTGATATCGGAACCATGATGGCTGCTGAGATCGCTGCTAGTGAAAAGGCTGTGACCAAGGCTGTCGGTGATGCTGGTAATGGTCTCAAGACAGCCTGGCGCGGGCAGATCACCAGTGCGGGGTTGGGACAACGGCTAGCGCGCACCATCCGCTCGGCGCAATACCCCAAAGGCAAACCCAGCCTGAATGCTGCAGCTCTTGTTTGGTCACAGGCACCAATAGTCGTAGGCGCCCATGACACTGGCCCGCTGATCCGGTCGCGCAATGGCTTTTGGCTGGCGATCCCCACGCCCGCTGCGGGCAAATCCGCGCGCGGTGGGCGCATCACGCCAGGCGAATGGGAACGACGGCGCGGGTTGCGGCTGCGGTTTATCTATCGCCGCAGCGGACCGAGCTTACTGGTGGCCGAAGGCCGCTTGAACACACGCGGGGTCGGCGTGGCCTCACGGTCAAAGACAGGACGCGGGCTGACGACCGTGCCGATCTTCCTGCTGGTCCCGCAAGTGAAGCTACGCAAGCGACTGGATCTCGACCGGGATGCCAAGGCCGCTCAGGAGCAGATACCAAGGGCGATTGTGGCAAATTGGGTAGAAGGCAAAACCGGATGACACCCCGCGAACCCATCCTAATCGCCCTCGCAGATCTGCTACGCACGGTGCCGCATGTGCCAGTGCTGCGCGGCGAGGTCTTGCCCGAGCGCATCCCACCTAGCGGTCTGATGATCCTGCGCGACGGCAACCCGGGCGAGCCCGGCGTCACACTCTCGCCGTTGATGTATCACTACCAGCACCGCGCAGAGCTGGAGGTGATCGTGCAGACCGGCGAAGAGCGTGATGCGCGGTTTGACCGGCTGATCGGGCGCATAGGTGCTGCTATTGCGGCAGACCGCACCCTGCGCGGCCTGTGCGACTGGGTCGAGGCGGAAGCGCCCGAGCCGGTCGATCTACCTGTCGAAGGTGGGGCTGCCATCAAAGCGGCGATCATTCCGATCATCCTGCATTACGCGACCAGCGACGCGCTGGCCTGATCATACCAAATAGCTGACATTCAAGGAGAGACACAATGGCACGAGCCCAAGGGGCGCGCGCGCAGATGGCGCTGGCGTTCGAGACGACCTATGGCACGCCGCCTGCGAGTGGCTTCACACGCATGCCTTTTGCCAGCGCCACGCTGGGGGCAGAGCAGCCGCTGCTGGCCTCAGAACTTTTGGGCTATGGGCGCGATCCCCTTGCGCCCACCAAGGATGCCGTAACTGCCGACGGCAATGTGGTGATCCCGATCGATGCTGCCTCGATCGGGTTCTGGCTGAAGGCCGCATTTGGGGCACCCACGACAGCCGGCACCACAACCAAGACCCACACGTTCCAGTCGGGCAATTGGAACCTGCCATCCTTCGCCATTGAGACCGGTATGCCCGAGATCCCACGCTATGCGATGTATGCCGGATGCAAGCTTGACGGTCTCAACTGGCAGATGGGACGCTCGGGGCTGCTGACCGCGACGGCCAGCGTTGTAGCCCAAGGCGAAACAATCGCGACCACATCTGCCGCAGGCACATTGGCTGATCTGACGCTAACGCGCTTTGGCCATTTCAACGGCTCGATCAAGCGCAACGGGCAAGCCATCGGCAATGTGGTCACGGCAGATATCAACTATGCCAACAACCTCGATCGCATTGAGACCATCCGCTCTGACGGCAAGATCGACGGGGCAGACCCTTCGGTGGCAGCCCTCACAGGCAACATCGTCGTACGCTTTGCTGATCAGACGCTGGTGACCCAAGCGATCAACGGTGAGGCCTGCACGCTGGAGTTTGACTATACGCTCCTCGGTGGCGTCGGGCTGAAGCTGACGGCCCATGCCGTCTATCTGCCGCGCCCGCGGGTCGAGATATCGGGACCACAGGGCATTCAGGCCACTTTTGATTGGCAGGCGGCACTGGCCGCAGATCCTGGCCGGATGTGTACGGTCGTGCTGACCAACAGCCTGGCGGGGTATTGAGCATGCTTAGACTGAACCTGTCAAACACACCCGACTGGCTTGATCTCGGCCACGGCGTCCGCGTGCTGGTGGAGCCCATGGGTACGGCCATGATGATTGCCGCGCGGCGCGATCCGCAGATCGCAGCACTCGGCGACAGCATGGAGACGCTCACCAACGATGATCTGGCGCTGGTGATGGCCAAGGCGGTGGCACGGATTGCCATCAAGGACTGGGACGGCGTCGGTGATGCGGATGGCAATCCCGCCTCGGTGACGCCCGCGGGCATCGACGCCCTGCTGGAGGTCTGGCCGATCTTTGAAGCGTTCCAGAGCAAATACGTCAATTCCGGCTTTCTGCTGGACCAGGAAAAAAACGTCTCTGCGCCCTTGCCGACTGGGAGTTCGGCGGGGGCGCCGCCTATTGCCAAGCCTGCACGGGGCCGTGCCCGGACTGCCCGCAAACCCTGAATGCCCCGGTCACGTTAGAAGGCGTGCAGGTCTGGGATGTTGTCGACCGGCTGGGTGGGCAGATGCGCATCAACGGCAGGTCAGTCACTGGCTGGGATATGGGCGCAGCGCTTCACCTTGGTGCGGCCTTGGGCGTTTCCGCCAAAGCGCTGGCCGAGCTGTTGCCGCCCGTTGAGGCGGTGATGGTGCGCAAAATCAACCAGCAAATTGAGGCCAGCCATGAGTGAGAAACGCGTTTCTGTCCGGCTGTCCGCAACAGGCGGCAAGCAGGTCAAAGCTGAGCTGACAGGTGTGGGGGAAGCTGGTGCCAAGGGTATGGGGCGGCTCTCGCGCGAGACCGAGATCGCCAATGCTAAGCTGGCGGCCTTCGCGCGCCGCGCACGGGTCTTCGCCGCGGCAACGGCGGCGGCCGCGGTCGCAGCCGCTGGAGCAATGGTGCGGTCCGGGTTGCAGACGATCGATGCGCAGGCCAAGCTGGCGCAGTCGCTCGATACCACGGTGGGCAGCATTCAGGTGCTCGAGCGCGCAGGAGAGCTTGCCGGCGTGTCCATGTCGGGTATCGAGCAGGCAACAAAAGACCTAACGCGTCGCCTCTCACAGGCAGCAGCTGGCAGCGGTCCCGCGGCGGCAGCGCTCGACCGTTTGGGGCTATCGGCTGAAGGGCTGATGCGTATGCCGCTCGATGAACGCGTCGATGCGATCAACAGCGCGATCACGCAATTCGTGCCAGCGGCTGAACGCGCTGCCGTGGCTGGTCAGCTCTTTGGCGAAGAAGGCTCCATCGCAATGGCGCGCATCGACAGCGCCACGTTGCGGCAAGCGACGCAGGACATGCGCGATTTCGGAGTGATAGTTTCTGAGCAGGACGCCGAGCAAATCGAGATCACCAACGACGCCATCTCGCGGCTGGGGCTGCTGTGGCGCGGGGTGACCAATCAGCTGACCGTGGCCGTGGCCCC